CCCTGCCCACTTCACACCGTAAGTAGCGGTAAAGCCAGGACGACCCGTCTTGCTCGTGGATTCACCATTTTCTTTGTACGTACGGTGCAACAGCGCGAAGGCCAAATGCGGTTCAAAGCCAGAGTTTCCAAGGAGGTAAGAGCCCGTAAATTCCATACCGATGGTCTCAGACTTAGCCACATTCATCATCATGCTAGTCTTTTTGTTGATAGGCTTAGCCGTAATCAAATCCGTCACACGGTTGTAGAAGATTGCAGCATCAACAGTGGCTGGTCCCGAAACCCAACGAGCACCAATTTCAAAGTTGTTGCTCTTTTCTGGCTTCAGGTCAGGATTGCCCACTCGCACAGTGCGCGTCTGCCCCATGGTCGTATCGACATAACGTTCCTGGAGAAGAGGCACGCGGAAGCCCTGAGACCAAGCTGCACGCAAGGTCAAGTCATTGCGCGGATGCCACAACACACCGGCATTAAAGACGAATTGACCGTCAGTCTTCTTACCCGTAGTCTGCTGAATATTCGAGGTCTTACCAGAGCTGATGGAATAACCATCAGCCTGCTTCATGTCAGTACGGACATAGGTATAGCGGGTACCGAAGTTCAACGTCACGGTATCCGTCACGTTGTAGTCAGCAGAGGCATAGAGCGCTTGAGTCAAAAGGTTGCCACGGTAGAAGAGGTACTTATCCATGTTGATCGGACGACCCATATTACCCCGTGTAAAGCTCGTCGATTCTGCGTCAAGCTTTTCGTAAGAAAGGTCGTAACCCGTGATCAAATAAAGCTTGTCGGTAAGCGTCCAGTCAGCCTGAATAGAAGCGCCAAACTGCTTGAGCGTGTTGTCAGCTGCGTTGTCGTTGATCATGAACTTACCCGGGCCCATGAAGGCACCAACGTGGTTATCCATGTACTTCGTGGCCTTCTGATAGAAGACGTCCGTACGGATCTTGCTCAAATACTTGTTCACATAACGGATTTCATCAAAAGCACCTACCTTCAAGCGCTTCCACTCTGGCACATGTACGTAGAATTCATCGAGCGTCATGTCGGGAGAAGAAGAGTTGAAGTCCAAATCGAAGTAGTCAACGCTCGCACCGAAAACGTGGTTATCGTTGACGTGGTAAGCCAAATAAGCATTGGCAGACTTCGTTTCAAAGTCGGTCCCTTCAGCTTTACCGTGAGCAAGCTTCAAATCGCGACCGCCTTCGTACGAAGCGCCGATACGATAGTCCCAACCACCAGCAGTGCCGAAAATCTGAGCAGAGGCGTTACCACCGTCGTTAGAAGAGTTGTAACCTGCGGTCACCGTCCCTTCGACAGCCTTCTTGCCATTGCCCTTCTTCGTGATGATGTTGATAGCACCACCCAAGGCGTCGGAACCGTAAAGCACAGAGGCAGGCCCCTTGATCACTTCGATACGTTCAACCTGAGACGGATCGATCAAAATCGGGGTACCCGACATTGACTTTTGTTCCGTAATGCGTTGACCGTCAATCATCACGAGCGTACTGAAGGTCTTTTCGCCGCGAATCATAATACGCTTCGACCCTTGGCTACCGTCGGTGGTGACTTCCACACCAGGCATATCTTTCAAGAGATCTGCGATGGTTTGAGCGCCGTTATTTTCAATTTCTTTCTGCGTGATGACTGACACGGACATATTCACGTCCATGAGTTCACGTTCTACACGAGCCGCCGTCACTAAGACGTCGTCCGTCGTTACCGATTCTTCGGCTTGAGAGAGGGGCGAAACGAAAGCCCCTGCAATAGCTACCACGAGTGGCAGTTTGGTCCAATGCTTATTAGCCATTTTTTAGTTTTCTCTTTTTAAGGATAGTAATGAGGGTGTAGAACGGCGACTCATCTTAGGCAGAAGCCTGAGTGATCTGACTTTCCAAGAAAGTCACCAAAAGTTGGGCCATCGTCACGTGCCAGTACTGGCCTGCCACGGTCTGATAGAACCAATCACCTCGGCGCACCAACAACCCTGCATACACCCATTGAGCAAGGAGAGGTTCGGCGAGTTCAAAAAGCGGTAAGTTGAAGCGCTTTTCAATTTGTTTCAGGTTGATTGCGCCCGATTCCATTTCAGAAGAAACGGTGCGCAGCAAGAACCAGTTGGGACCTGGTGTCATCAACATGTTGATGGGCTTAATCCCACGAGCAACGTCCTGATGCCAGTCGTCTAACTTACGCTGAAGCATGAAGCTATGGCCAAAGAGTCGGCCACCAGCGCCAGAGCCAAAGGCCAAGCAGTCCGTAGCGCTCTTACCTAACTGGTTATAAATATTTCTTTCGCGTGTGTCCTGCCCCCAGTGGTTATTGGAGAGGCGACGCCAATTTGCATTCGTGAAGTGCTCCACGCTCACCTGGAACATGTCAGCCTTCATAGAGGTATCTGCCGGTGGCGGCATCTTCCCGTTGTTGATGAACTTGGCCATCGGAGCCTTTTCAAACACATTCAACTGGTAGCAGTCGACGCCATCGAGTGGCAAGGAAGAGGCCATTGCCAAGTCCTCTTTCCACACTTCCATGGTCTGTTTCGGGAAGCCGTAGATCAAGTCGATCACCACAGCGGCTTCGTTGTAGCTCATCAATTTTTCCAAGCGCTTCAAAATGGTGTCGCGATCATCAACGCGACGCTGCATCTGGCGCACTTCGGTGTTAAAGCTCTGCACTCCGAGCGAAAAGCGGTTCACACCGCCCGCCAAAGCTGCTTCAATCTTTTCGTCATTAAAGTTGTGAATACGGCTTTCAAACGTGATTTCGCAGTCGTTTGCAAGTGGCAAATACTTTTTAATCGCAGAGAGGATGCGCAAAATATCGGCAGGAGCCAACGCAGAAGGCGTACCACCACCAAAATAAAGCGCATGAATTGGAGAAGAATCCTGCGCAGCACGACCGTGCCAGAGTTCCAATTCTTTAATCAAAGTGTCCGCAAAGCGACGGCTCTGCTCTTCTTCATACGGATTCTGGTAGAAAAGGCAGTAGAGGCAGCGCGTTTCGCAAAATGGCACATGAATGTAGGCCAAGCTCTTGCCAGAACGTTTCCGATAGGAAAGCTCTTCGAGTTTGGCCTGAGCAGCATCGCCCAACAATGGCATGCCACCAGGTCCGGAATGCACAGCGACCTTAGCCGTAAACGCACGATGCAGTGGATCGCCCGTATTCGCATAGAAGGCTCTCACAGAGTCGGCATCAGCCATCTGTGTCTTCATAGCACGAACGCCAGCGTCAAAAGTGCCACTCATTGGTGGACGGGAGCTGTGCGGATGAGGGCGAGCTGGGGCTGCTTCAGCCTTCGCGGGTTCAGGCTTCGAGGATTCAGTATCGGCTGCTTCAGCTTTTTCCACTTCGGGCTTATCCTCTTCAGATTTGAGAAGTCCCATGCTTTTTAATGACGCAACCATCGCAGGAGGCATAGCCTCCACTGACATGTCTTTCAGAGCTTCCGACATCGAAGGCGGAATGTCATCTTTAGACATATTTTTCATGGTCTGCATCATCGAGGCAGAATGCGACATCCCTGCAGCTGGCTTCGCGCCAGCGGGCATGGCATGTGGGACCTCACCGGCAGGGGTTGCGCGGTGAGCATGCGGATGTGCGCCAGCAGGTGTTTGGGGATGCGAATTAATGGAAGCTTCCGAAGGGAAAGCTTCTTCTTTAGAATTCAACATATAGATGTTCTGAGATAAATGAGAATCGTTTTCGGTTGAAAAGTATTATAGGAAAAAAGCAACTAGGGTTGACTCCATGTCTCAAAAAGTGAACACCTGTTTTCTTATTCCTCATGAAACGATTAACATGTTGATATATAAGGATTTTTTAATATCTCATCTCCTTAAATATGTAGTCCTTTTGAGTGATAGACGAGAATAATTATCATTCGTAGTACCATAAAGATGGGATACTTGTATAGTTGCGATCTATTGATTTTCAAAAACTGATAGTTAACTTACTTTGGTGTAAGAGACTTCTGTAGGAAAGATAAATACTTCCTTTGTTTTCAGTGCTTTTAGTAGGTATATTTTTTTGTTCCCACATATTCTCCCACAGTAGGCAAAAAAGAAGGGGGGGCGTTTCCGCTCCCCCTAGGACTCAACTTTCTTTCTCTGTTTATCTATTTTACTTTCCCTGCACTATTTCCTCAAGGGCTTTTGTGACCGTCACCTTCTCCTCTTCAGTGACCACAAACATAAACTTATCTAGTATTTTCTCCACTGCTCTGACCTTCAATGTCGCTGTGTAGGCACAGTAGGCAAGGTAGCCCAGCACTAGCGCAATTGGAGCTAGCCCAAAAAGTAACAAAGTTATTGCCATTTCTCTATCCTTATCAATGAGTCGTGTTCTGCTCCATGCTTGAGTAAAAGTCCTTCACCTTCTGCAACCAGCCCTGCACCTTCTGTGAGTAATGCTGAGCATCGGGCAAGTGCTTCTGCATCAGTGCCTCTGGTATTGGGTTGGATTCGGGCTTGTAGTTTGGCGTTTGCGTTGCGCAACCGCTCAATGTCAGCGCCACGAGAACGAGCAAGATCAGTTGTGCGGTTAAGCTCGTTACGCAGTTGGTTAGTCGCTTTGATAAGCTTTGCATCGTGTTCTTTCCTCTCTTGTTGTTGCGCCTCTAGGACGGCGATCTCTTTGGCTTGGATCAGCTTCTCGTAGCGAGCGCTTGTGTGAGATGCTCCTAGCCAATAGCCGATGGAAGACACTGCCAACAGCGCCACGGCTACAGCACAAAGTTCTTTATTTATCAACATAATGAGCCCTTATTTCTTGGCACAATCACCCCAACTGCGGACACTGAGTTTATGGGATCAACTGCTGGCGAACTCTCCGTCTACCACGCCAGTAATGTCTCATAGGCATATCCGAAGGCGAACGCCCACACAATGATGAGGAGCGCAGGGACAGAGAGCATGAATGTCCACTTCACAACCTTCCCAAGGCTAGAAGCCCAAAACTCCTTCGGGATTAATTCCCCGAGTTTGGATGCTCGGATTGCCCATGAAAATGTCCTTAAAGCAACGCTTCCCAGAATGACGAGCACACTTACAACCGCTACTGTCGCTTGCCATGTTAAATCTTGTTCCATAAGTAAATCCCCGACCCGAAGGTTTGATAAAATAGAGTCGAGGGGAGTCCATATCGACATAGTCTCTCCTGTTCTATGAGGCATAAAAAAGCCGGTCGGGTTCCCATCCCTTCCGGCTTTTTCTTTTTCGGCGGCATCACTTGACCATTAACACGATTTGCATGACGTAATAAATCACCGTCACCAAGCCTACGAAGAAGGCAGCTGTGCCTATCACGCCTCTAATCACTCCAGACCAAAACGCCTGTCTTTCTTTCATTTCTATAATTTCCTTCTCGATATTCATCTATAATTGCCTTGTGCGTTGTGCTGGATCCCCGATGGTCGTGACCAGCAGATCAAACAAAAAAAGCCGGTCGGGTCGCTATCCCTTCCGGCTTTGTTTTTTTCGGCTTTCGCCACCATCACGAATCAAACACTTCGCGCTCTTTCTCTCGTCGCTTCATGAGCCCTTCATTAGGCTGCTTCTTCACATAGATCCACCGAGCAAACTCGTTGCCCGCGTTGACGAAATTCCCCTTGTTCAATTCGCGCAACAGCGTCGACGTGCGGAACTTCCACATACCAATGTTGTAGACCAGCGAGAGCAGGGCGACGAATTGCCCTTCGGTCACATCGACGTGGATGACGCTAGCAAGCGCCTTCTGGAGCGTGGAGAGCTCGGACATGAGTAGCCTAAGCGCATCCTCTTTGGTGATGGTCTGACCGTCCACCACGCCCCGTGTGTGGCCAAAACCAATGGTCGGCACACCTGCCTGGCATCGATAAACGGTCGAGCTAAAGCCTTCAAATTCAGCGATGAGTCGACCTGCTTTGTTTAGAGAATCTCCACCCCAATCGTTGAACGGTCTCTTTACCATGGTTGCCCGTCCTTCTTGTTGACCTCGTCGAGCATTTCTTTCTCAACACCCAACCGACGTAAAAAAATGATTTCAAAAATGCGCATCAAACGGGTACCCATCCATCCTGCAATCCCACAAAGCGCACCCGCCAAATCAACGGGTGTACTCAAGTAATGCAGTAGGTGGTAAGCGATCACGCCTGCTACAGCGCTAATCGCCAAATGGAGGAAAAACTCTCCCCATTTAAATTTCTGGCCTTCTCTCACCTTCACCAGGTAAGACAGACCTCCGCTGATACCCGCAAAACTTCCACAAAGGAAAATATTGCGGATCTCGCTCCATTGTTCTGGCGTTACCATTCTTCTTTTCCTAAAATCGATAGATAAAAAAAGAGCATCTCGTAAGAGATGCTCTGCTTGCTTTAGTTCATCATTCCTGCTATGCAACGCATAAACCAAATACGTGAACCTCTTTTAACGACTTCGGTAAACAACTGGTTGGAAAGCTCGTCCTGAGAAAGCTATTTACTAACCATTAATCTAACAACTTCCAACCACTTATTTTACATACCCAACATAATTACACTGCGTAAAAAGAAGTAATTTCAAAAGATGTGACAAAAATATGGAAATCCCCTTCTAATTTATGAAGTGCATGCACATTCTGATCGCATTTGTAGGCCACGGTATCTCCTAAAGCATCTGCTCTTTGAAAAACATTGATTGATTTAGTTTCCAAACAAACTACCCATAGTTTTTCTCCCATATATGGAGCCTCAAAACCAATAACACTGGAATCACCTATAGCTTCAAGGGTTTGTTTAAATTTTCCTTCAATTTTGCCTTCCCAGATAAATTCAATAGTGTCACCATAGCGTCTAAACGTTGTTAAAACAAATTGACTCGTACGGATTGCTCTGTTCTTAGGAAAATTTGTTCCACCTACTAACATCCCTTGATTTAACACTTCTTCTTCCTTCTTTTCATTAGTACTATCTCTAAACTCAGGGGGTAACTGAGTTCTCTTCTTTTCAGACAAATATGCTTGGTAGCAGTGATCCTTCTGCCAGAAAAATAGATGATCAATAAGCCACCGCCAAACGTGGGTCTTCCCACATGCCTGCATGCGCCATGCGTGTGAAGAAAGCGACTCATCGGCGTAGCCACCGATTAAAGTGTTTGCCAGTTGGTCAATGGCTAAAAGAACTTGAATCGCATCAGGATGCTTCATTGTCAGAATCCTCATAAGGCTTCGTCCAAAGAGTGGCTTGCTGAAGCATTGCCTTGGTGAGGGCTTCTTCAAGCTGTTTCTTGGTGACTTCCACCACCGTGTTATCTGCAAGCACCCAAGCCGTTTTGTCAAGATTGTTCAACTCTGCCACTTTCAAAGCACGAGCCATACGCCCTTGAGCAACTTCATCCCCGTCAAACTTCATGCCGTCCACCTCAACGATGATGGCGTTCACTGCGCGAGAGCGGACAAGCTTTCGCACGGACAAGCGTTCTTCTTCGCTCAACTCAGGGTCAGGCAAGTTGACAATTTCCACACCAAGAAGAGCGCAGATTTCTTGCTCATTCTCATCAGTTAAATATGGGAAGCTAACATCAGAGAGATGTTCTCTCAATTCCCATTCAGAATTGAAGACTTGGTCCTCATACTTATAAGCTTTCATATGAAATTACCCTTGAGAGTTCTGGAAAACAGACGCATACACTTTGCCAGCGGAAAACCGCGCTACCACAATTAAGACCGCACTTGGATTGCCGAAAACTGGAGCAGATCCGCTAGCCCAAACGCACCCTTCCCACGTGATTGCGCATCCGCTTGTACGGTGAGATTGCACGTGTACAACCTTAGTAGCCACTTGATCTTCCTCCCCAGCAACAAACTTGATCGTGCGGCGTGCTTTTGCATACACATATAAGTCATCTGGGGATTCAACTGTAACAACGAACGGATTAGGGTAATCTGACGTGCTGCTACTAACGTGTTGCGTAGAGTACCCACCAATCTGCCCACGATTTCCGTTTGCCTTGATGAACTTTCCTTGGCTTACAGAAGCCTTAACATCTGCCTTAGTTGCGTACCCACTCAGCTTAGAATCCACGTCTGCTGTCTTGGCATAGTCTCCAAGCTTCGTTGTTAAGTCTTCTTTCGAGACATAACCGCTCAAATCCACATCTCCGCCACTGCCTGCATTGGCACTAACCTCTTTGAGCTCAGCTTTGGTGGCATAGGTACTCTCTACCTCTGTCTTTTTGGCGTAGGCATTCAAAGAAGCCGTTTTCGCGTAATCAGCGAACTTACTGTCAACCGCAGAAACCTCACTCTTCGTCGCGTAAGTCTCTGGGAATGCTGCCGCGCTAGCCTGAAGCGCCTTGATCGCGCCCTCTGCTTGCGTTGTGCGAGCGCCCCACTCCTTGTTCACAAAGTCCTTAGTGGCATAGGTACTTGTCGCGGCACTTTTTGTCAGATACGTGTTAGCTATTTCCGTTTTCGTCGCGTAACCCACCAACATGTCCTTGCGTACCGCTTCCGCACCCTCATCCGTACCGCCAATGTAAACCTTGTGTCCGTAAGTGGCATTCTCTCCACGGGGGGCGTTCAGGTAAAGATTTCCTGATTCAACACCGCCTTCACTTGCCGACCCACCCCAGATACTCGTTGCGACGATCCCTTTGGAGAAAGTCTTTTCTTCGCGAATTATTTGCTTTTCTCCCAAGGTCACGAGATCGAGAGCGCCAGAATATTGAAAGAGCGATTTCCACTCGTTACCCGTATGTACCTGTAGAACGTTATCGGGCGTATAAAAGCGCAATTTTCCGTCCACGCCAGAATCATCCGCGTCCTCAGAGGTTGGAACGAACACCCCCTCGGAGTCACCCTGCGCGGCGTCAATGTTGACGCGCGCCATCGCTTTCTCATCGTCGGTTAATTCCTGCGCGACATAACGCACCGTCTTGACACCTGCTGTCTCTGCATTCTTTTGCGCAGATTCTGCAAATTTTCGACTTTCTTCCGCTAAGGCTTTCGCTTCTCGAGCGAGCTTTTCCGAAGCTTCTGCCTTCGTTGCACTCTTACTCGCGCCAATACTCGCGGACTCTGCATCAGCTTTGGCGGTTTGTGCCAAGCTCTTTGCCTCTGTTGCGACGACGAGCGCGTTGGCGCTTTCTTCTTTGGCGTTTTTTGCAATCGTTAAACTCTGAGAGCTATTGGAGTTTGTTTCCCCAATGAGCGAACCCCACTGCGTGAAGGTCTCCTGCATGGTATTAACGTCTTGCGAGGCCTTGGTCGCCATTTCTGCCGCGTTATTGGCGACGCGTTCCGTGCGAGAAACTTGTTCCAATACCTCACGGCTCAGAACCTTGGTCTCCTTCACGTTCTCATTAAAGTTGTACACTCGCACGCCGAGGTCATTAATGGCATCTTCCGTCTGCGTGATGAAAGATTCCCCATTAATTTCCCCCGTCGCCGTGGTGACGTATTCAAAACTAAACTTTTCTGCCATCTTCATTCCTCTTAATCAGGGATTTTGACGAAGAACGCCAACGAATACGTGGTCGTTGTCGTCGTGGTATTCGAAGCGACAACCGACTTCTTGACGCGCAAATAAGCGTTCAAAACCGCATGTTTAGGCGTTACCGTATCGGAGGCACCATAGATCCCACTGGAGCGTGCAGCGTTAAAGTCATAAGTCGTTCCCCAATTGTCCGAGTTCCCCTGACGTAGCCCTGCGTTGTATTTCACGTCACCGTTAAATGCTCCCGTGCCAATGCGCTGGGCTGGATACCCACCCGGCGACGCGGTAAACTGCCCCGTAATGTTCGGAAGCCCTGCGTTGCCTAAGTAGCCCAAACGATCCTCCCCATTACCGCTTTCTCCGCTCATCTTGACGTAGCGCCCGCGAAGATCTGGGGTTCGCCCAGCCCCACCCCAAGATTTCCCAAGCACGCGATACGCGTCGGGGTAGTTACTTGCGGACAAGTTAATGGGAGCCTGCAAAGAGACAAATTCGCCGTGCGGGTCTTCCATACTCCCCGCCATCAAAACGACTTCACCAACGGGATTGGTAGACGTGGTAAACGAAACCCCGCCGCCGAGCGCCCCACTGTCGGCGGATGTTGAGCCAACAGCACAACGGTTACGAAGATCTGGCACACGACCACCGCGCCCATCAGTGCCACCATCGCAGAAGATCCAATTTTCAAGCGCTTCTGTTTCGCCCCAAGGAATTAAGCGACGACCGTCCGAACCACCTAAGCGACAATTCACAAAAGAAACGACCTCCCCATTAATACGGTTGCCATTAACCTCACGCCAATAGGCTTTATTAGTCCCCGGCACAATCACGCTCGACCCTGCACCGTTTTCCTTCGCACAACGCCACTTTTTACCGTTGTGGTTGATCTCATTGCCCACTTCGTAGTCCATAGCCGTGGAGTAGTTGTAGACCCCGCCACGTTGAAGCCACACAATGTGCTGGCTCAACGCATTAAAAACGCCGTTGAAATCATCTCGATACGGTGGAATGCCGTTTTCTGTAATCGGCTTCTCGGTTTCTTTCCCAAAACCATACTTAATAGAAAAACGCCCCGAATTTTCGAGGCGTGGTTCTAAAGGAGGAAGGGTGAAATCCCCTTGTGCGCATAGCACTTCAGGGAAAAAATACTGAGGATATTTCGTACTCATTGACCTGTCACCTTATTTGCGTTGTTGAAAGTGCCTTGATTAAATGTATGGAGCTTCGAGCCGTTAAAGCCGAAGATCTTGTCGGCTGGATTGAAAATAATGAGATTCCAACCCACGCCACACGCTCTTGTGAGAAGCCCGTAGCTAATCAAAATCTGCCGCTTGATTTCGTCTGGGACGCCTAGGACACGCACACTAATCGTCATGTCCTGATTGTCAACGACGTAGACGGGAAACCCTAACAATTGCGTGAGCAAGCGGTTCATCGTGGCAATGGAGGAATCGGAAATATTGGACGCGCACTTATAGAAAATGAGAAATCGAAACGATTCATCATCTATCGTTCGCTTAACACCATCGATAACAACCTCTCGGCTAATCCCTACTCGCTTACCGATCCAGTCTAAGAACACGCCTTTCGCCTTATAGGGGTTCACAACGTTCTCCGCAATATATTGGATTTCCTCGCTCGGGTCGATCGCCTTTTGAATCACTCTAGCTAAACGTGTTAGTCGTTTACTCGCGGCGTATTGAGATTGGATAGCGTCGCTCGCGAAACTACGAACGTTTGCCATCCCCCTCAAGTCCGATACCGCCTTGAGGTTTTCCCATGTCTGGTAACTCTCAACCATGATTAAGCCCCTGCAAAAGTAAAGGTGATATCAGATTCCGTGATTGTGGGCTGTTGGTCAGCGTTAATGATCACTCTTCGATCAAAATCACCGTTGCCTACCTTTACTTCAATGCTTCCCACAGGGACTGCCGTTACCTGCTGAATCACTGAATAGAATCGAGAGGAATAAAGAGTCTCTGCGAAACTCACGCGCTTATTTCCGCCCTGACCTAGAAAATCATTGATCACTGCACGCTTAACTGAGGATTGAGTTAAGGCGTCCATACTGGAAGCAAAGAAGGTAATACGCATAGCGACTGCGACAGGCTGAGGTCGCGTAATTTTGTATTCATACCGTCCTTCACCGTTGTTATCAGTCGAGAAGCTAACGGTATATGATCCGCTGGTATCACAACCCATGGCTTTTTTCTCTTTAATCGCTTTAGCAATGGCGGCATCATCGCCACCGAAAACAGAGACGCCCACAGAGTGAGGCTCTAACGTGATACCGTAATAAGTCTGTGGCTTATTACTAATGTTTTCCTGCGCTACTGCGTCAATTACCCCTGAGATGTTTTTCAGTTCAGCCACAAGAGACTGGACGTTGCCAACCCCATTAATAGCCACACTTTCCTCAAGCCGAGAGCGCAATTCGCTATCAGTTTCTCGCTCACGCCCCACAACCCCTGCGATAGGGTTATTTACACTCTGCCAACCAGCCACAACCGTCACAATCTTATTAATCGTGTTGGGACGAACATCAATAGCCCCATGGTCGACAGAAACAAAAGTAGTGGTCACGCTCCCAGAGTCCCCGATAGTCACACCGTCCACAACATTGTGTCTAAAGGACTTTCCATCAATGTCTTTGACTAAAACGCCATAGGGAATATGGGTGCCAGCCTGACCAGTGCAGACACAAGAAACTACAGAGGATTCTGACTTTTTGCGCTGAAGGAAGTAAAGCGCGCTATGACCGTCTAAAAAAATACCCCGTGCAGTATCGGGGTTATTTTGGTTAGTTAAGTAGGCTAGTTGGGCGTTCTTTGATTCAATCTCAGCCACAACAATGTCGATAATTTGACCTAGTGGCGTACTGGGATCGGTGTTAGCTTCTGGGTCACTATCTCTGACTCGAAAAGCGTTTTTAATCTCTTGCTCTAGGTCAGCACGTATTTCTGAGGTGCTAGGGAGCTTAACCCCTACCAGCTCATTAAACTCTAACTTTTTCATCTTTCCCCCATTTTGTGGTCACGGTAATTGTCCCTTTGAGGGTCCTTGTATCAGGGTTAAACTCATCAAGCTCAACACTGTCGACAGACTCGACATCGTCCACTAGCTCGGCAGCTTCTCTCAGTCGACTGACCACAAGAATCTCTCTAGCTTTTTTGCCTAGCTGATCAGCTCCCCAGTCAATGCCCTCTTCATAGCGAAAATAGGCGTCATGCTTGAAGAGTCGACACTCATTAGCGACATTCTGCAAAACGGCTTTTTTATCGCGATAGAGCTTAAGGTTTCCGCCCTCATCAAGGTCAATGTCCCAAGAGTCATTAAGCGCAAGTGTAAAAGCTGTATGTGTCATTAGTTTGGTACTCCAGTATTGCCACCACTGTCTCCCTTGTGGGTGTGTTTCATTAGACTCTTACCACCTGCCACAACGTCGCCAGTAGCACTCATTGACCCCTCAAGCTTAAAATTACCTCTCACTGAGGACCCGCCATTTCCACCAGAAACCGTGATACCGCCAGCCCCAGTAATACGCCCAATAACGTTAAGCGTTTTATCTATGTAGGTATCCCCTGTGATAGTAGTCTTGGGGGTATTGATCACGGTAGCCACACTAGCGTTTACCGTGGCGTTCTTGGTGTTGACCGTGACTGTTTGAGGCGCCGTTATCGTCACGTCTCCAGAGTCTTCAATACGGATAAAGGTTTTAGGCGTACTGCCCCAAAAACCACCGATATAAAAACCGTCAGAGAGGTCAAAGGTACGGAAGGAATTAGGAGGCTGTGGCTCACCGCCACCGTCCAAATTAGAGACGTCTTGATGAGCCACAACGGCTAATCCTATATCCCCTACTTTTGGGTCACAGATAATTGCTGCTGTACCGTGCTGTAATCTAAACCAGCGCAGCCTAGGAATAGGTACACAGGGGAGCGCATCCCCTGCTGCGTTTCGCTGCTGAATAAGAGGAGTAGCCTTAAGGTACGCTGCGCCACCACCTTCTGCAGGTCGCTCTATCGAGTCGACTCTAACAGGAATAGCAGTATTCACAATACCGTTAATCATCGAGCGCACAAAAAACTCTAAAGCGTTGATTGAGCCTTGCTCACTAAAGCTACTCGCAGGAGTGATAACCTCTTTATCTGCCATTTATACCCACCATGTCCCAGTGAATGAAGTTTTCCACGCTGATTTTTTCGGGTTATTCGCGGATAATTCGTGACTGACCTGAGTCACTAGCCACGTCCCAGAAGCCATAGGAACAATTGTTTTCACGGTTACTGAGCTACCTAGCCTAATATCTGGGCGATAGTAGCAAGTGCAGTTAACCCCAGTATTCGTGAGTGTTGGATAGCCAATCATGCCTGATTCTGCGTCCACGACAGGCGAGCCACCACCCACAGTTTCTTTAGGCTTATTTTTCGGCAGTAGCGTTACGTGCTGATCTTCAATCAGTAGCTCTGCGCCCACTTGTCGTGCGATAGACTGCATTTTTGTTACTGGGTCACCACTCAAAGTAGTGTCGCTAACCTGAGCAGTTACCCCCTCATTAGTAAAGGTCAAATTAGCCTTCTTAGCCAAAGACTCAATCAGGCTAGCAACAGACTGACTACCCTCTACCGAAATAGGATCATCAGGAATTAATTTTCCTAACGCAGCTGTTGTGGCCTCAATTTTGAGGACTGGAGAAGCCCCATTAAAGTCAGCGACACAGAAGAGAATCTCTCCCTTAAAAACCATTGAATAGGCACTATTGCCTTCTTTGGCCTCAACCGTGATACGGTTATAGGCTAATGTGCGGTTTCGGTACTGCGTCCAGACTAAGCGCTGCATAGTCTCCAGTTTCAGCCCATAAATATTGACCTTAGACTTACTCAGCTCAACCCCTCCATTTTTTTGAATGGAACAATCAATAGCGAAATCTTCCAACACAAAGGTTTCTCCCTTCTGTGTCGTTATGGTCACGCGGATTGATTTTTTATTAAATGTTTGAGCCATTGCCCTGATTCCTCATTAAGTCTCTCGACAGTAGTAAAGCTGCCAGCGCTCACCTAAGCCCTCAACCTCTGGAGGAAGCTCTCCCATAGTGTCGACAAAGAAGAGTTTCCCCTTGAAGTCTTTGGAGCTAAAAGGTGGCAACGGCGTTAAGTTATCAGCCAAAACACCACTGAAGACTGTGACTTTATCGCACACTAAGCTCACATATAGCCCTGAGCCTTTTTGCTCGACATCGATCACACACATTTGGTCATCAAGCACGATACTGAAAGAGAAGGAAGGATAATTAAGAGTCTGAATAGTCGACACTTTGATTAACGTTGATTTCTCTTCGTCCATTGTTGCTCTCCTTAGCCTTGCGCTTCATTTCGTTTTCTTTTCGAGAAGAGAGCGCGGGTCCCTTGCTCGCGCCAGTCAAATCAGCTAAAAATGAATTTGGCTGTTGACCAGTGTCGACTTTATCGCTACTCGTTTTCTTCTTGTTTGTAGCCTTGAATTTGCCACGCTTAAGATTCGCGCTCAGTACTTCCTGAAAAGTACAGTCGACTACTAATAAGTTGCCTCCTGACCGATTAGAGCGATTCATTGAGAGGCCCACTAGCGCCATGTTCTTATAGAGCGCAGCTGGCGTGATCACGCAAAAAAGCTCAGTACTATTAATGCGTTGCTCAAGGACCCGCAGCTCCTTAATTTGCTTCTGAATATTCCCACCGAAAATCAAGCTCACACTGACCTCTTGGGGGTTTCTCACTTTGTCGTAACTCATGAGAGTACCCCCTTCTTGAGGCTCCGTAGGGATATTGGCAGAAACAGAGATACTGAAATCGTCTAACCCTTCATAGTGGCAAATTAACTTGTCCTTGCTGTCTAGAATGGCAAACACAGATTCCTTATCTTTCATGATTACCCCTTCAAAACAACGCCACTATTCGCGTTACCAATAAGCCCACGACTCTGTGCGCTAGCAGAGTCGAAACTCTGACCAATAGCCCCAGCAATGGCTTCTGGGTCATCGCTGGTTTGAATGTTGTTAGTGATATTGATTTCAGACTGGTTATTAACGCTACTCATGGAACTATTGGACTGGACTCTAGACACTACCCCTGCGGCCTCAAGCGAGCCACCAGAGATAGCCTCATAATCCCCTATTTCCAAATTAGATAAGCCGTAGCGCGGTTTATCAGACTTTGTGCTATCGATACCAAAGAAGTTTTTGACCTTATTAATCTGGTCAGTGAAGGGAGCGATAAAAGCGTCCCACTTTTCCTTGATAAGGGCTATAGCAGTAGTAATCGGTTCTTTGATCCATTTACTAAACGCGTCTCCCACAGTCTTAAACACCTGATCAGCGTTAAAGCCTAAGACCTCCAGTAACTTATGAAAGTCACCATCCAGAAGAGCGCCTAGGGCTAAGAAAAAGCCTCTAAACACTTCTAGCGCCTTCTTTGGCAGACTGAATACCCAGTCAAAGAATCCTTTGACGGCAACGCGCAACTCTTCTAAGCCTTCTTCAGTCAGCCCGAAAAAGCCCCCAATTTTGCGCACAATATTTTCAAAGACGGACACTCCTCCATTGGCAAAGGTGTAGAGGTCATCAAGCGCAGCGACAATAAGCGCAATTGCTGCCACTACCAACCCTAATGGGTTAGCCATTGCCCACGCTGAAAAAGTCTTAGCTGCTGTGGTAGCCACTCTAAAGGCAGCTGTAAGCCCACCCATTGCCTTGACTGCCAAAACAATGTCAGAGACAAACTTCACTGCCAGAAGCGCGCCTAAGCCAGCAAAGAACGCTTTAACCACCCCTATATGTTTCCTGATAGCCGAAATAACCCCAGTGAAGATAGAGACGAACTTTTGGAGTACTGGCACAACTAAAACAAGAATCTGGTTAGCTCCTGCCTTGACTGCGTCAGTGAACTTAGCCCACGTTAGATTAAACTCGTGCGCTTGTTCAGCTTGCTCTTTGGTCATCGCTACGTCTTTGTAAGACTCAGCCATTGCCTTTGCGTTCTCTTTGTTCTTGACAAAGACTTTGGACGCTTCCTCACTAATACCGTAAATATTTTGTAGGTAACGTCTCGCTTGTCTGTCGCTCATACCTGCGATTTTGTCACCCAGAGAGAAAAAACTCTCAGCGGTACGGTAACCGTTTTTAGTCCAGTTTTCGAGAGCGCTCTGGAAGGCTTGAGCGGACCCGCCAGCATCGCGATTAGCCTTGCCCCACATATCGAGCTTTTCAACACTTACCCCAATTTTTTCAGAGAGGTTAATTAATCGCTCCCCTTCACTGGTATAAGAGCTAAAAAGCTGTCTGACTGCCATAGCACCAGCGATAGGTGCCGCAAGTCCCAAGAGATTAGTCTTGAGTTTGGCAATCATATTAGAGGGCTTAAATGCGCTAGCGATACTCTTTCCTAGGTCAAGGAAGGTACCAGCCGTTTTGACTGCGACACCTTGCAACTCATCAAGCCCACGCCCAGTAATGAGCGCTGCCTTTTGTGCTGATGTCCCATGATGAATAATCGTATCGGCGACTTCTTTCGACACATGCCCAGCAGCAAGGCTCATTTTGCCTACTTTCTCTGAAATTTCTTCAATAGGCAAATTAGCTTCTCTTAAGCTCTTCTCCAGATTGTTGACCTGCTGACCAACAGTCTGGAAAAAGTTAAGCAAAGGAGAAGCGTTAACGTTAACTTGTACGCTTAATGTTTTTATCGAGTCACCGCTCATTGTTGGTTCTCCATTTTTTCTTGAGAGACTTTATTGGCTAGCCACTCGTGATACTGCTTAACTCTTAATATCTCAATTAGCTTATAAGCGTCCTCAAGGGTTAGCACCGTACACAATTCAGCGTAAGATGCTAACCCCGAGGCTGCCACCCTGCCACATACAGGAGTTACGTTAGCGTACTGGGCTATTCCTTCTATTTGTCCGCAGTCGTGAGAAAACTCGACACCCCGAGGGAGTTTAAGAGGCCGCCACCGCTGAAAAAACTATAGACAAACTTGAATGATTCAATCTTGAGGCGCTTTAACGTCACAGGGCTATTGATCATGTCTAAGTTACTCAACACTGGGAAGCGGGTATCCCCTACCTTGATTTCGCAACATTCAAGCAACTGGTCAAACAAGGGTTTAGCCTTCTCATACTCGATATTGAAAATTGAGGCCACGAGGGCTTTTCCGCGCTCTGCGTCACCGTCAACCTTGAAGGAATTAAAAAGCTCCTCTGCGGAAGCCTTACCCAAAATCAAAGCTGCTCGGTCAGTCCATTCATCAGCTGCGACTGCGCTCATTTGCGTAATGATGAAAGTCGTCTCAATCGGCTTCCCCTGCTCATCAGTACCGTCAATCAGCTTGATTTCTTTAGTCTTAATAGCCATTGATTAGCTCTCCTCAACCGATTCAAAGATAAGCGAGAACGTGGTCGAGTCAACCGTTTTGCCTAGAGAGAGATTCGCGTTACCCGCTGTCACACCACCGTTTTTAAACGAGTAGGTGATATTCTGGGAAGGAATCGAGATAGTGAGATTCACTGCGAAGGGCTTATCATTCTGAGTCTGCGCCTTAACAATGTTGGATAAGGCAGCATAGGCTTTTCCGCAAGGTTCGGCAGCGATGGTCAACTTGGGCGGCGTATAGATCACCCCTAGGGCTAATTTACCGTCCACAGAAGCGCGAGCTTCCAACACTGTGCGAGCTTCCACCGACATGATTCGATCCATATTGAAGTGATCCAACTGGACGCCAGAGGGATAGATTTCATCACACTGCAAAATCAGAATCGCATTTTTTGAGGTAATGTCTTTATCGTACATAATTCATATTCTCCAAAAGAAAAAAGCACGGCTATTCACCGTGCTAATACTGGCTAGTGTTCCAATTAGGTCAAGGTAGTGGCGGCCACATCAAGACACTGAATCGCGCCAGCATAGGAGTAATAGAGCTGAACTGTTGCGGGTTTTCGGTCAGCGCGCTCGTTAGGCGTTGCCTGAGTTACGCCCAGCCAATAACCATTAGTGAAAATAGCGTTCACAATATCCTGATCAGTCGTCTCGTTGAGGAGTTGTGTCTGCTGCGCATTAGAGAGAGTCACAGAGCTGTCGATAATCCCACACTTTTTAGCTTTAGCAATAGGATCACCAATCCATGCACGAATATAAGCCTCACCGACAGGATTGTTTGGCGCACGATTAATTGAGGTCAGCCCAGACATACAAGCGAGCTGAATTGCGTTTCGCAACCAGATTGCCCCAATAAGCGTATCGATAAAGCCGTATCGCTTACTCACAAGAGCGCCACGATAGAACATCTTGAAACCTTCATTGCGAGTAGCAAACTCACCGAAATAATTCGTGCGAATATCGTCAAGCTCCTTAGCGTCCGACTCATTAGTGATCTTGGGGCTAAGGTTGCGGGTCGACTTGCCAAACCACGTTTTGAGGCCAGAAGCAAGATTCCAGTTGATTGAGGCTCCAATACCCAAAGCAAAGGCAGCGTCTGCATAACCGCCAAAAACGGTAGCTAAACAAGAATAATCAGCGCCAGTGGAGAGCTGACCTAAAAGAGTCGTCCCCTTAGTCTTATTGTTCAAAGTAGCCTGAGAGTCGTCCCAGCACACATAGATATACTCTTCACCACCACTAGAAGCCCATTCAGCAAGAGCGCGAGCCGTGCCAATATCTTTGACCTTCTGGAGGGTAGTAAACATCACAAAGTTTTGCGTGACCTTGGTGATATCCTTCATGTTGGTCACTACTTTTGCTTCCACGTTATCAAAGTAACCAATAACGAGAGCTGTTGGGATTTTCTGCTGATTGTTCTCCCCCATAAAATACTGTTGGGCGAACTTAGTTTCATCAGCTGTATCGCCAAAGGTCGCAGCGACATCAGCGGCGCTCACAAAGACTCGCGCTTTAGGAGCGCCTTCAGGGAATTTTTCGGCGTTGTTGGTGAGCAATAAGCCATTAGTCTCTAGGTCATTGCCACCGCCACTAATCACTCGCGGAGTGACTTTAACGATATAGGAAGCTGAAATAGCCATTTTTAGCCTTCTCCAAAAAAGAAAAAGCGCACTGAGGCTCCGTTGCCTTAATGCGCTGTAAGTTGATAATGTTGCAAGCGATAGTGTTTATCCCTTGTCTTGGTCGAGTAGGTCAACATTAATAATCTTGTCAATCACAATTGAATCGATTCCTTGTGTTGCAATACTCATCTTCTGCCAGTAGCCCATATCAAAGGTGACTGACCACCGACAAAGTGGCTGAGTGTCTTCCCCTTGAATAGTCGTATTCTTTGGCATTTCGCTGTAATGGATAACGACTCCAAAGGCGTTGAGGTACTCAGTGGCAAACTGGGTATTAGCCACACTCGATAGGACTGTAGCCATCTTTCTGGCTATTTCGCTATCGCTCGCGTAACAATCAATCTGTACCGTCACTTGGTAGTATCGATCTATATTGACCCTGCCAGTCTTGGGGCTAAAGTTTTCTGAGCCAGTCCCATTTTGCTGTTGCCACAAAATTGTGTTAACCACATAATTCTTTGTCTTTGGGGGTAAGCTCCCTACAGAGTCACCCATGAGAATGTGATTAGGCTTAACAAAGGACTGCAGAAGATCAGCCTCAAAGGCTTTTAACGCCTTATAGATAGACGGCACACTGTCTAATGAGAAATCCATCAAGCCTCCTTATTCTGTGTCGCTAGGTAGTCAGAAAGCGCTTGAGGGACCTCAATTTGGAGAACTAACCTCACACTCACCCAGCCCACGTGGCTGAAGTCTTCCATCACGCTATCAATGAACCAAAGAGTACCATCAGCCATTTGGACAAAATCACCGCCTCTGGCAAAAGCTCTCAGTCCAGTAAAGGGCTTGTTGAGCCAGTCTTCATTAGCGTACAAATAAGCTTTTCTGGTCACACTCTCTCGCGGTAGATGATCCGCGAAATAAAGCGCAGTAGGACTTTCTGACTGAATATTGGCTGATACCCCTGCGACAGTCTCGAAACTCTGCACAGGTCGCCCCTCATCGTCAGTACGGTAATCATCAGCCATAGAGAGCGAGCGATAAAGCGTCACTGTTTGGTCAGGGTTGACTGCTTGAATCATTCCTCTGACCATTGCGTGTAAGTTATAGGTCATTAGCCCTCCTCATCGAACCAGTACACAATACTGTTTAAGAGTCGAGTCGACTTAACCCCCGCTTCTGCTCTATTGCCAAAACCACTACCGTCAGTGGCGTGATTCATTTGCTCAGCTTCCGCCAGCGCGAGAGTCATCTCAGAACGCAAGGGAAAAGTGTCTTCTTTAGTACCTCCACGCTTGAGAGTCTCTTGAATGTCTGCTCTAGCGTTTTCGCCCAGAAAGATAAGGGCATTCTTTAATCCCCTGCGCCCATCGCCAAAATAGGTTTTTAAGCACTCCACCCAGTCAGTGGCATTAGCAGTCAGGGTCCCGCGCAAAAATGGACGTGGCGGATTGTAGAGAGTTGAGCCTTCTTTTAGCGGATAGTCAAAATTTTTCAAGAAATAGCCACGCTGTTTTGTGGTCACTGCTTGCACCCAGCCATACTCAAGGTAAGTAGCGTATTCAGCTACATAGGGATCATTAACCCCTATCATGATCGACTGATTAGGAGACTCATCATCAAGCAGAATCTCTTGCTGTAGCTCAAGGGCTAGCTGCTCTCCAGTCTTATCAAATTCAACGCTCATAGCGTCTCCTTAGCCATATGGGTGAGGCTTTTTGAAGTTGTAGAGCTTAGGCACTCTACGGTATGGTGCAGAAGCTAACCAGAATTCTCTACCGTACAAAGTCGATAGCCAGAAATACTCATTGGCTGTATTGGCTGGCAATTGCTGATAACTCGCGCTCACGCTGCCCTGAGAGACTGAGCTAACGATACCGCCAGCCCCAATAGCAGAGGTTGCATTTTGATGAGAAGCGACTAAGTGCGCTAGAGCTAAATACACAATGTGCTTAGCTTGATTCGGTCGATAAGGGAAATGACCTTCACCATCACCTAAAATCGACTCCAGAGTGATAAAAAGCCCCTCCAGAGTCTCGTCACTCACTCCCTTAAAGTCAGGGAAGCGAGCGCGAAATTCAGAGGAGTCTAATTTGACTTCGGTCATTCCCCTATCTCCTTACTGCTCTTCTTTATGCTCTTCAATAGCCTTATCTTTTTCCTTATTCGGGTTGATAGGACTGAGGCCATGATCCATTTCTTTCAGTTCATTGTTAGCCTTTGCGCTATTAAACCCAGCAACGTCACCCACTTCATAGATACAGGGGATATTGCCATTAATACCAGTGAACACGTCCATTGAGCCATACTGCTCTTTAATCGCTTTCCAGTCACTCTTGAGAATGTTCTGGCACAAAGCATTACCAGAAAGAGCTAAAACGCCAGTAGGTTTACCGCGCAGGTCTTCATTCAAGCCATAGAACACGACTCGTTTTGTGGTCGATCCTAAGTCAATATCAAAAGCGAGAGAAGTTGCGAGACACACTGCAATAGAGATAGTGTCACCAGTTGCCGCCACCTCATTCTTTTCGTCAAAGGTCGATCCGACCACGCCTAACGGTTGCGTGGCGGTAGCCGTCTGAGGCTTTTTCTGGGCGGTAGTCTTAGTGTTGGTTTTCTTGTCTTGTGGCATAGTGGTTTTCCTTGGATAACAAAAAAGGGACTCCCACACAAGGTGAGAATCCCTTAGAAAGATGATTAGGTGCTAATCAGTCGATTAGATACCTACCATGGTTGCGATAGCCTGAGGGCGATAGATAATCGCACCAAAGGTGCCAGCCACAACCTTCTGCTTATAGGAGCTGGTAAGCTGTACGACATTCATCATACGATAATTTTCGTTAAACGCCAATTCAGCCGTCTTCGAGCCTAACAAGTTCGGAAGGCAAAGATAGAGCATATTTCCTTCCTTCGTCTTAAGTTCAGGCACTTTCTCAATCTTCAAGTTGGGGAAGTGTTCTTTCAACAATTCCTGAGCAGACTTGCCAAAAACGTTAGTGCTAGCCAATTCAGCAAAGCAGCCAGAAGGTACGCCTAACACCATCACATCGTTTTCGTCAATGTTGCTACCCACGTTTTCGAGAAGGGCGCTAAAGAGCTTCAAAACGTCTTCATAGATAGCATTGGCATAAGAAGAGTTTGCGCCATGGTCAACCGTCTTCTTATCAGCCCACTTCACCTTACCGCCAATAGAGTTAGGCGTAATAGCGACAGGCAAATTCGGGTCATTCAAAAGCCCATAAATGCGCTTACCAGAGACACCATAGAGATAGAACTTATTCTGATAGCGCCCCAAAACTTCAGCTGCGCCCTGCTGCTTTTTCGCCACAAGGTCAATCCCTGCTTCTGCAGTCGTGGCAGCTTCCAACTGACCATATTTGATCATGGTCGAGAAGAGATAGGCGTCACGATTCGTGAAGTCAAGGGTAGTCGTGGTGCTTGCGCCTTCGTCATCATCGTTGTAAGGCGAAACCGTACCTGCGACATCAGTCAACGCAAAAGTCTGAGTCTGAGTCGTCCAGTCACCATGACGAACAGGAGCGCCAAAGAAGTTTTGCGCCTTCATGGCCGCATAAAGCGTGTTGACCACATTCGGGTTAAGGAAGGTAGTAAACAAGGACGGCACACCAACCGTACCGTTACCAATAGCTGCGTCATTAGCTGTCAAAATACGGGCGGCGCGTTTTGTGTCAAGTACATTCCCCGCCACATCAGTGTCAACAACTGGCATAAAGCGAGCGTTCTTATACTCACTAGACACGCCGAACTTATAAGGTAAGTCTTTGAGAAAATCCGTTTTCGTTTTCATTTTCATTAGTCCTTTTCTGAATTAAGCACGGTTAGAGATGATGATCATCGCGCCTTCATTGCCACCTTGCAAAACCGCCCAGCCAGTGTCGTTAGCTGCGCCTTTTTCGCCAAAGGTAATGCCACCAGTGGCAGGATCACACAACACTGCCTGACCAACAGTGGCGGTAGCGGGTGCAGTAATCCAAAATTCACCACGCATAGCAATTGCCACATTCTGACCAGCAGGGATAACCGTATGGTCATCTTCCAACTGATACTGATGAGCCAAATTGGCTGCCACAAGCCCTAAGACTTTGGCACCAGCCTTTTTGATACCTGCCTTTTTGAGGTCCCCAGTTTCCCCAACTGGGAAGGCAAATCGCCCAAACTTCAGCGACCCATCAGAGACATATCCAATAGGCTGATAAACGGTAAGCCCAGAATTTAATTCCTGACCGTCAGTGCCGAACGCCGGCATATTAGAAATGGGAGTAAAAGCCATTTTTCTGTTTCTCCATTGTTATTTGAGTACTTTCTCAAAAGAATCAATCAAGCCCACAGCCTGAGCAGAGTCGTTAGCGACTCGCTGACGTGCGCGCTCTTTGTTAACGAGAGTCCAAACAGCGCGTGCGCTAGACTTTTTGACTCCCTTAGTGTCGAGTCCCATTTTCTGGAGCGCCGACAAATAGATAGAACCCGCAGAGTCCCACGCAGTGGCGCGAGTCTTCCCAATAACGCGAGCGCAGTCTTGAGCTGCTTGGAACTTTTCTTCAGCCTTCTTTTCCACGTCCCCTGCCTTCTGCTGCGCTACCTTAAAACCACGCAAAAAAGCGCGAGCCACTTCAATATCAGCGTTTTGGAGGCCGTTGTCGCGCAATAGCTGAATGGCAGAGTCAGAGAGCTTTTCTTCTTCTTCGTCTTCCACTTCGGAATCTTCTTCAGCCATACCAGCGCGGAAGGCGGCCACTTCTTCGGGCGTGGGATTTTCGATACCCGCTTCTCGCAAAGTAGCGATAATGTCCTCATCTTCGTCTTCAGTCGACTTTTCCTCTGGCTGGGTTTCTTCTTCCTCTTCCTCATCGTCAGAGGCTTCAACTTCTTCAGAGTCCTCTTCCTCATCTTCAGGGATCGGAGCCTCAGAATCGTCTTCGTCCTCATCGGTCACGGAATCCGTCTCTTCAGGCTGCGAGTCCTCATCTTCGTCTTCCGTATTAGCGAAAATGTCAGTTTCCTCTTCGTCAGTAGCGGTAGACGTTTCAACCTCTACTGCCTTCTTAAGCTCATCTAGAAGCTCCTGCGGAACTTTCGCAGCGGATAACTTCTGGTAAACCTCTTCCAAAGAAGGGGTTTCGTCAGTCACGGCTTGCCCTTCTTCGATCTGGTCAGACTCATTGGCAGCTGGCAATTCATCGCGAGCTGTCATTTTCATCTTTTTCATATCAACTCCTTTAATTGAGTTTTCATCTTGGACACAACAAGCAGCGCCAGCGCGTCCCTCAGGAACAAGGGCTAAATGCTGCCCTCTAATGTTTCGCATGATGACGTCATAGTGTTCTCCGTCCTTCTCTCCCTTAGTAAATTCAGGGTCGTAGTAGTAAGAGAGACTCAACTCTTTCATGCTTCCGTCTTGAATGCTCCTAATCGCTTCCTTGTCAAAGACATGTAAGGAGTTTTGGAGATAGGGGTATTCAAATTTGGCTGAGTCCCCAGTCGAGCCTACTCGCGTCTCTTTGGCTGGCTCATCAGGGGTATCTCTGTTATGTAAGAACTGAATCGGGATTCCGATTACTGATTTAATCGTTTCGGGCTTTTTTAATTCCTCAGCTGGTCGATAGACGTGGTAAAGCTCATTAGGCTTTAATCCGTTTTCAACCCCATTCGGAATTTCGCGCCCATAATATGGGGCTACTTGCTCTCTGGTCAGATTCGACACATCAACGTGCAAGCGCCCATCTTTGTCTGACCACCGAACACTAAAAGGGATTCGGTCATTAGCGAGAATCGCGTCACTCATCTCTTTGATTCCTCATCGTCAGTAAACTTGCTTAATATTGGGCGGAAGGTGCAACGACAGTTGATTAACTCACCCGGCTGCACATAGCCCATAACCTCCGTATCAAATAGCCCTTTGCCTATCTCAAAACGCTTACCGTTAAAGTCCATATGATTCTCACGGCTGGTATATCTACCCGGCACATGAACCCACACGGCCTCAGTTATTCCTGCGTCTTTCATATTGGCTGCGCTAATTTGGTAGGTAATCTTGTTTGTTTGGTCACGGACAATGGTTTCCACGCGTTTTGGGTCATCAGCCAGCGAAGGAACTTGACCTAGCTCGCGCTCTAGCCACCGATAGCCCTCAGTCTCGATAGTGCTTCTCTGAATAGCCTTTTGAATGAACCTAGCTTCTCTGTAGGTCATGTTTCGGATTAAAGAAACCGTGTTGCCTACCATCGTTTCAAACTGCGCAGCTGCAGAATGCCCTATGTACTGCCTACCTACTGGAATAGTCCATTTTTGGCGCAATAACTTAGGAGAGAAACCCGCTTCAATTAACGCCCTGCGCTGCGCTTTAGTAATGTCAAAAGCAATTGTTTTGACGTACCAAGACGCCACAGAGCGCAGACTGGGATCAATAAGGTGAGAGAGAAAATCCTTGTTGCTGTCGATATGAGCAACAAGGGCTAATCGCTCTGCCTTTTTGAGTCCTTTGACAATCTCTAAAATCGTCTTTTTGACCTTCTTGACCTCTCTGGCATACTCATCCGCGGAGCGAGGGTTAGATAAGGATTGATCCTCTGCCACCACAGGAATCTTCACTGTCTGCTCGCGGATATCCCTTAGTAGGGCTAAATAAAAAGCCCAGAGAACCTTGTGTATGTGTCTCTGAGCTTTACGTCTATTCCCTACGTTAGGATTAGCACTTCTAATGGTCTTCTCTTTCTTCAATGCCTTCTCCCTTTACTGTGGGGGGTTTAGGCTGAATTTGAGGCCCCTTTGGATTCCCCATTGAGGCTCCCTGCTGCTGCGCCATCATTGCGGATAGCGGGTCCTCATTTTCTAAGTTGGGCGCATCGTCATCAGGGGAATAATCACTGCCCAGACTGCCTAAGCCCATATCCTCTTCTTTCTTCATTAACTGGCGGAATTCATCACCAGTGATAATGTTTCGGTCATAGAGTGCAGTGACCGCCCCAACCTTGGTAGCAAAAGCAGAGGCCGCCACCATTTGGTCGTCTTTGGCTAGCGGATTAAAGACAAAAGTAATGGAGGGGTCAATCTCTCCAAACTCAACCAACTGAATGACCTCTAAGCACTTTTGAATCGCTTCACGCTTTAATTCCTGCTTACTCTTGATATGGTCATAGTAGTTTTTAATATCGCTCTCACCAGTGGCGTTAAAACCGCTAGGGCTAATCCCCAGAATCTTGACGGCTGGCGTGCGGTTAATCGCTGCGATACTCTCTAAGGACTGTCTGACCACGTCAGATACGCCCGATACCGTTGTTTGAATGTTCACAACGTCATCTTCTCTATCCACCACCACAACAGAGTTATTGTCGCTGTAGCGTTGCATAGCCATTACTAAAGCGTCCATTTGTTGAATGCCATCAGCACTGCTCATGGTGTCAGACATTGCCGTTTTGACTGCCAATAGACGAACCTTATTCACTAGGTCGGCTTCAGCAGCACGGCACTGATTCCAGTGCAAAACATAGTCCCAAAGAATCTGGGCTTGAGGAATCCCCAAGAAGTTATAAGAAGGCTTATAAAGTGTGGGAGGCTCGTTGTCGACAATTCGCAACATGCGCGAACCGTGGACTTCCTGACCTTGGACGTACCACCTCTGAGGGTTCATATAATCCGCCATGAGCGGGTTGAGGGCATTAAAAGCACCACTGCACACATTCACCGGGTCAATGACCTGAAAATGAACCTTGCGTCCTTTGGCTAGCTCTTCACTCTTGCTATTGACTGCTAACGGATATTTTGGGTCACCGTTTTCTTGTCCTTTTGGGTCAGTGTTGATGTAAACAAAAGCACCACCCATAAAGCCCACTAAGCACTGCGCATCGTTAAAGACTTTTCGCAGTTTGTACTTAGTGTCTTGCAAGTCTTGCAATTCAATTAATCGCTCTTCATCAGTCTCCTCACCACCCACAACTTGAATCCAGTTTCTGGTCAAGTCATCAGCGACAGTGCGGATACAGTTTTGAATCATGCCGTTTTGAGCGATATTCTGGAGCGCGCCATAGCCCACAAACCCAGAGACAGGATATTGCCCCATCTCAATAGCGTGTTGCGTAAGACTGCTATAAATCGCCTCATAGCCACCCGCAGAGTCAAAGGCTAAATCTACCTCTTCTCGTAATTTGTCGTGACCATAACCAAAGGTCACAGGAGGCGCATAGACTTCTCGCACAGAAGCTAAATCTAGCGACTGGAGCGAGCGCTTAAACGGCATTGGGGGTTGACTAAGGAGACTTGCTAACATCAAGCCTGAGAGCTTTTTTCGCGCTTCTGGCTGATTTTTTGTCGCTTCCTTATCGTTTTCTTTATCGGTCATTGTTTAACCTCAGAATCTGCGTATACCCGAACGGCGTAAAGCAGCTAAATTATTGGGGTGAATCGGTCGTCTAGCGTGCTGAGAGAGATAAGTGAGTGCTTGAGTCATTGCGTCCACTTGGTCATCATGAGCGCCACTAGGGAAACTCAATAACTCAGGGATAAACTCACTCTTGACCCATGGCTCAATCTCTGGAGAGGGCAAATAAACGTTGCCAGCTTCCCAGAGAGGAGTCACTGCACTGGCGCGCGCTTCCTTAGACTCTTTCGGGGTTATCGGAATAATCCCAGAGATAAGTGACTTAAGACTCGAAATAATCGCGCTACCGTTAGCCTTGTCTTCCACTAGTTTGGTCAGTACATGAGGGTGCTTCTCAGCCATTGCCACAAAAGCCTCTCGCGTTTTGACAAAGTCCATTCTGGCTCGCACTTGGTCGAGAAGATAGTAACTCGCGTCCTTGCGGCCCCATAGTTGACCCACGACAAAGTCACTAGTGTTAGTTTCCTTGAAGGTCATGTCCCAAGAGAAACAAAGGGTATCGAACCTATCAGGAAGGTCATCAGGCTTCCAGTGCTTAACCCAATCAGCCTTAATCATTGCGCCACCGTCAGGGACTGGGTGCTGTTGGTAAAGTGCATTCCACACTTTTGAGCCTACAGTCTTTTGGATCGACTCTAATCGGTCTAAGCCAAAACGCTCTGGGTGCAGAGCTTCCCCTATCTTTCTGTGCCTTTCGTCATGCTCAGCGATAGCAGGATAATTAACTAGCTCCCACTGGTCACTCTCACCACGAGACTGGGCGTCAAGAATACGTCCTATCAGGTCATCAAGGTGCCAGCGTGTAGCCATCACAATCAACCCTGCGCCGGGTGAGAGTCGAGTGTAAGCAACAGAAGTGAACCAGTCCCAAGTCGAGTTTCTGACTCGCTCAGACATAGCCTCTTCCATATTGCTCACTGGGTCATCTACCACAAGAATGTCAGCACCACGCCCAGAAAGCGTACCGCCCACGCCTACTGAGTAATAGCTCCCCTTATCCCCGATAATTTCAAATCGGTCAGACTGGCGAACCTTACCCTCAGCCGGTGTACCCTTTTCAGGGATTCTGACCAAAGGGAAAACTTCCTTAAATTCTGGACTCTCGATAATTCTCTGCGTGTCTTTGGCAAAAGTTCCAGAGAGGTCAGAGCTATAAGAAGTCCCTACAAAGGAGAGAAAAGGATACCGTCCTAGCGCATAGGCAGGAAAACGTCTAGAGACTAGCTCAGACTTTCCGCTACGTGGAGGCATGCAGATAATGAGCCGTGGCGATTTTTTCGCGATAACATCAGCCAAAAACTTATCGAGTTTCTGGCATATTTCCTCATGTACCCAGCCTAATGAATAATTTTCATAGGTATAGGTCACAAAGGCAGCGAGCGAGACTGAAGCTGCTCTGCGCTTTAGTTCCTTTTGAGCTGCCCTGATGAGTGACGCACTCGGTTTTCTCATTGCAGCCCCTCCCTAGAATTTATTCTTTTTCCTCTTCTGTTGAGTCATCGATTTTTGTATGAGTAATCTCAAACAACTGCTCAGTGGTGAAGTTATGCACCAACTCAGCCTCTGTTGCTTTTATCGCCTTGATTTCTTGGGTGATTTTCGCTCCCTTACGTCTAGCCACAACCTTCAGGCGTGTCTCAGCCATAAGGCGTGAGCGAGCCACATTGTCGCGAGTCGTGGTGCTATTCATAGATCCCTTATCCCCAGAAGACTCATAAGTCTCTATATCCTCTTTTCGCGTGTCCGATAAGTCAATGGCTAAGTCTTCTAGGACTGCGTCACCAAACTCTCTGGCCTCATAAAAGGCTGTGTGAAACTCAGGGAACTGCTTAGTCCAGCGATAGACAATAGCAGGTGTAAAACCTATCTTTTTGCAGATTGAGGTGAGAGTCTTCCCATTGGCTAGAGAGTCGGTAATTGTCGCTGCTAACTCTTTTGTGTAGCGGGTCCTTGACTTTGGCTTAACCACCGCCTTGGGCTTAGCTACACGCTTAGGCTGTACTGGCATATCCACCCCTTAAAGAAAGCCCCACGGTTAGCAGGGCTATCTGAATTACTTTTCAACTAAATTAGTACCGTGAATCTTATTCGCCTTTGCGAGTTGTTTTCTTACCTGACGGATTGAACCATTGTTATTGGCTAGCGTATAACCATCAATCTGACCAGTGCGCGGGTGAATTTTGATGTCTCCCGGCTTAAGACCATAATTCGCCAATACCTTATTGCGCTCTTCCTCAGTGCTAACCTTGCGCAAGTCCTTGTTAATGTCGACTAATTTCTTTTGGTAAGCCAGTAAGGTGTTGAGCTTGTCCATGAGCTTATATGGGGCCTCTGGGTCCCTCAAAGAAATTGCCTTTGAATTCCCATAATTTTGGGCTTTTTCCCACGCAGAGCTAGCCTTATCACTTTCGCGAGAGTAAGCGCCCATGGCTTGGTCAATACGATTAATCGCGCCATTCATACGCCCAGATACATTAGGCTGACCAATACCACCAAACGCGCCTACTGCCCGACCTAATCGAGAGCTAGCGCTATCTACCTTACGTTGAGCCTTTTCAGCTCTTTCCTCAAGCTCAAACTTTCGCCAGTCTTTCTCTTCCTGATACTCCTTAGCAGCCTCCATTACCTCAGCTGGGCGTTCTACAGGCTTAACCCCTTCGGTCAGAATCTTCTTTGCACTTCTGCGCTCTTCTGTTTTTTGCTCTGTCTGGGTCGCGGAATTCTTAGGAGCATAAGAACTGGCTTTTTGCCGTTCCTCATTGAGGATACTCTCTAGGGCTGTCCCCTTCGCCATATACGCAGATTGCCAGCCATTAGAGAAGGCTACATACTCGTTGCCTTGAGAGTCTTTGTAGTATCGGTCACCACGCTCTCTAGCTTCCACCATCTTGTCAGCTTCCTTAGCCATAGACTCGCGGATTCGCTGATACTCAGGAGAGTTGACCTTAGCCTTTGCTTCCTTAAAATCGTCCTTTTGGGAGTCGAGTTTGAGCTTACTGGCCTCAATCCAACCGCCATTAGAGCTGGCGCGATAGTACTCAGTACCGTCAGCGTCCTTAAAGTATTTCTCACCACGCAAGAAGGCTTGACGTTGACCTGCGTAATCGGGAGTCTTTGCTGGCGCTGTAGCCTGAGTCTGGGTTTCTGCCTGAGATTGAGGTTGTGCTTGAGTCCCTACCCCCTGCTGAGACTGATTAGCATTGTTTGTATTCGCGTTTACTGTATCTGGTATGTTTTGCTGAGTGTTTTGGTTGTTTTGTATCTCTGTTTTTGGCTGAGTAGTCACGCCAGTCTTGGTGTTGGAGGACTTATTTTTTAAACCCCTCCCAATAGCACTAATCTGAGACAATGGCTTGCCCGTAAACGCTCCACCCATTCCTTTTAGAATAATCCCAGAGTCGCTATCGATTAAAACTCTTCGTCCAGTCTTATTCCCCGAACCACCGGCTTTTGCGCCATTGCCATTCGGGTGAATCGTAATCCATCGCGCCTCGTCATTTGCTGTCTCTGCCTTCGTTTGTCTGTGCTTACACCCCAGTGCATAACACCGTCCTAGTGCTCTAATATCCTCTAATCTCATGTCGACTCCTGCGAACGCTCGCTAGGCAATAAAAAGCCCACCAAGTGGCGGGCGTTACTTTTCAATCAGCTCGATCGGCAACTCCATTTGGAGCTTAGATTTCGCTGACTCAAACTGAATTTTCATCCATCACGAATCCAAAATTGGATTCGCAAAACGTAGGGGTCTTTGCAACCAATCGGTCAATGTCGCGCTCACGGAGGCTTCCGATTACTTTTTTGTTGACTTTTTGTTGTTTTCAACCATAGAATAGAAGCCGAAGTTAATGAATCAACGGTAGTAGTTGACGCTCGACATAACGGGACGCTACGGTTCATTAGAGACAGAGCGAAGTGAATGCATTGTGGGTATACGGAAAGTCGATAACCAACCCCACCGTCACTCGCTCAAACCCATTCAATTCCCAAAGAAAAAATTCTGCACTGTCTATTCTCTGCCTTATCGTTAGCGACTCCGCCGCTTCCCTGACCTCCTCCATACTTCCATCCGCTACGAAGAGGGCTAACATCCGCAGCCTTGTTGACTTACAAAACCAACTTGTCATAGAATGAATCCATAGATCGTAGTAGCCTGTACTGAAGCAGACATCGGTGGGGCTAGGGTGAAAGACCCTAGTCTAAAGAGGGCGACCGGACTACGCCACCCTTGAAATAGTAGGGGCTGGGTCGGGCTACTCAGGGAATGAGGTGCTATGCACGGTGTCGTCGCGTTTCCTCTTCGGCTAATCCTGCCACTTTCATTCCCTATCTTATTTCCACCTCACACAGACCAACTCTACTTCTTCCGCTCGCATTTCTTCATCTTTCGCAAAATGCGCGTAATGCGTATTCATCCAATTTTTGCGCCCTCCTCGTCTACGCTTTATATCAACTACCAGTTCTTTTCCGCCGACCGCTAAAGAAAGTGTCATAAACTCTTCATTTGGATGAAGCCCGCTTGGCTCGCTCCAGCCTCGTTTGATTTTTGTTCGAGCGCTGGAAAATACCATATGCAGTAAAAATAGCGCTTCGACTTTGTCTTTAATATCTTTCTTATCGAGGAATCCCCCTGATATTTCTGCGTATTGCTGATTTTTATACAAACTCTCTTTAAAAGTTTTTGTTGAAACAGTCGCTAAATAGTTTTTATTTCCGATCTTCAGTGGGTACTTCCCTCGAAAATGCTCCGTGAATGCCTTCTGTATTTTGGTAAGATCCTGCGCGGAAACCTTGTTTCCTGGACTACTATCCAAAATCCCGTATATTGCCGCTTTGGCGCGATTTGCTCTATCTGCCATCTCCTCTTGAGAGTAGGCAAGAAGAGTGTTGTCTCCGACCTTATCGCCGCGTACCGCTTTCTTACCTTCACTCAACTCATCAATCATTTTTCCGTTTTGATCGCCTAGACCCAGCAAAATTTCTCCAGAACTTTTGTCGATAAGAACGCGCTGCTTATTCTCAAAAGTCACCCACTGAGAGTTTTTCGGTTGAACGAACTCCGCGTCTCGCGCGAGTGCCCGCATATTGGCGACACGTCTGCCTAGCGCGAAGCAGAAGCCAAGCATTTTGATCTCTTCTAAGGTCATTGGTGTCCCCAAAGATTGTTTCGCTGTACTGCCCGCCAGACTCCAGGACGTGCCCGTACCCGTGTAGTAATACCGCCATGTTGGGCGTATCATAATCCGAGGCCTTTAAACGGCACACACCCAATGAGAAGGAAACTATGACCGAGCTAGCCAACATCGAAGAAACAACCGCCGATGAACATCGCCCTGATTACTCAGAAAGCATCAAAATCGCCATCGATACGCTTAATCGAATAGAAGCGCACACACGACAGCTGTACATCGATGTCTATGGGCGGCAGGTCACCATCGCCAAAAACTACATCTGGGTAGCATCCACCTTTATCGTGTTTACGCTCGGCTACTACGACCGTATTCTCGCCAACGCTTTTAGCAGCCAACGCGCTATAACGCAATGGGATGTCGCGATCGCGGCTACCTTAGCTTGTATAGCACTCGGCGCAGCAGTTGCCTTCTTTCTTAGCATCACCATTTCCTGGGGGAGTAGCGGAGATGAGCATGGCGTCCACATCTCTCAGGTCTTCTACGTTGACAACGTTTTAGCGGCAGACCCTGTCAGTGCTACGCAGATTCTGGCGCACTATACAGGTCTAATCGACTGCGCGGATGACTCGCTCAACCAGACCATGGCCATTATTCATCGCAAAGGGCTAACTCTTAGAAAGATCGGCTTGATTTTGCAAGTCTCGTTTGCACTTTGCTTCGTTTCACTTGTCATTCATCTCATGGAGGAACTTCTATGACGAAATCAAAAGGGGCGGGAGCCTCTACGCCTGCAAAGCCAACGCCCCCACCCCAACCAACGCAGCCTACGGTCGTCACTCGCGCACCGTCGGCCAAGCCAGTTAGATTCCCAAAAGTAAAACAGAGTCTCGCGTTCGACGCCGATCCCAGTCAATACACTCCGCCAAAGCCCAAGGGCGGCGGCAAGTAAGTTTTAGCCTCGTCATCCGTGTGTTGGCGAGGCTTTTAATCGTCAAACACCGGCCACACGAACAGTAGCATGACCAACGCCACGCCTAACCATCCTTCAAACATATTGCCGTCCTCATGTCGTTGGGCTAGCACTAGCCCGTAGCCTGAAAAAGTTAAAGCCCCTCGATTTCTCGAAGGGCTTAACTTCTTAGTTGTAAGGAAACAACTCGATATCAACAACAATCCAATCCCTCAGTCCTTGCCTGATGTTTCTTTCAGGCATGACAAACGCGCCATACGGCGCAATCATTTGTCATAAGGTCTGCTCTTATGAGAGGTAGCAATTGATACTCTCAAAACTACACACCTTTTTTGGATTTGTCAAATTTCGCCAAAAAATAATTCTTGACCCTCCAAAATACGGCTTAAGCGTTCCTTGGTGATTTTGATCGATTCGCGTCCTTGTCTTGTGGATAACCCGCACTGACGGCACGCCGAAGGGAAACTTACCCACCACGTGATATAGACCATCTGCAAAAGCTTAATCGCTTTCTTATCGTCAACGCGGACTGAGGGTAAGGCGCATATCGCCTTGTCTATCCTCATCGCTTCGGCTTCGTCAATCTGGGTTCTTATCGCCGTAGGTGCCGCCCGATCATCTTCGCTGCTTGATCCTTTTTCGCCGTAAAGCTTTAAGCGGTTAAGCACGATCTGAATGTTAGAAACACCTTTACGCGTCCTATGGTCATCGTATGCCCACCGCCCCCAATTCCTTAGAAGCCGTTCGATTTCGTCCATCGGATTAATCCCACTTCGTTAAAAAGCACTCTTCCCCGTCGCGCCCATATCCGTTGTAATAGTCTGGTGCTTGCGTTGGTTGCCACATTTGCACGTCCGCTAAAGAGACCGAAACCCAATAAAGAGGCAAATAAATGCGTGTAGCAGTGTATCGATACCCGAAGGCAATAACCCCACCACTAAAAGCCCCGTTCTCTTTCCTGCGTGCCTTCTGGTGGCGGTCGGCGCGCTTCTCGTATCGAAAACGAGCGTTCGGCTTTAAGGCAAAAAGGCAATGCTTACCCTCTTGCGGATAATTGCCCCCAAAGCCGTTCTCAGTGTGTTGCCATTTTTCATGGGTCGCATTAGACCCCTCGATTTCCTTGCTTTCCATCTGTTTAAGCTCCCTTCTTAATCAACTGTTTCAACCGTAACCACTACTCGAGGCGTTTCGCCGTAAAGCTTATTTGCCCGAATGTCGCACACCAAAGAATCATCGGTAAATAACGCCTTGTTCATGCCGTCCATCACCGATTTAACGAGGTTATCCAAATCGGGTTTTTTGCTATGCGCGACACCTACCGCCTCTCGTTTTTTCTTGCCACTCCATGACTGTGGAATAGGCATATAGACCGTAATAAAGACCCTCACTGGCGAAGAAATAAGTCCTGGACTTTGTGTTTCGCTCAAAGCTTTTTCCGCTTGCCTGTGAACGTGTTTCTCGTAGTCCGTTGTTTTCTTCGGCGTGTACACGCTCCCAAACCGAGTAAACCTAGGACGTCCTTTAGGTACTACCGCACCCAAAACCTCAAAAGACAAGATCACGCTTAGCCTCTCTTTTTCGGTTTCCACTCGTCATAAGGTCTGACTTTCGGGTTCGAGTACATAAGCGCAAAAAGGCGAATTCCGCCCTCTTTTCGCCCTGCGTAATATTCCCGCTGTTCCTCTTCGCTATACGAGGCGATAAGGTCGTTTTGCTCGATGGTAATCACGCACGTTTCGCGGCCGTCCGTGTAGCCCTCGACCCAACGCTTGGGCTTATTCGAAATCGCGATATCGTCCTTCTCGTCCCACGGATAAATAAAATCTTTCACCGATTCCCTCCTTAACTATTCAAAGCAAGCACGGCTAACACCGCGACCAAGACCACAACTAAAAATTCAAATCCGCCCATTTTTTCACTCCTCTCGCGCGCGAAGCGTGTACTTTTGGCACTCTAAAAGACGCTCTCCACCCCTTAGCATGGGGGCGGATAAATGGCCGCGTCTGCCTCCCTCATCATCTCGTCGTGCTCTTTTTGGCTAAGGGCATTCATAGCTTCTGAAGCGGCGATTTCACCGTAATGGATCAGCTCACGCGTTAAGTCCTTTTCCTCTTTGGTCAGGGTGTGTCCAGTATTCGTTTTTTCGGCATTAATTTCGTTAGTAAGAAGCTCTAAGTCCAACAAGACACACTCAAAGTCAGTCGATTCAATTAAGCTCTCACAGAGTGACTCTTTATCAAGCACATTTGCGCCAAACTCAGTTTTCTCTCTGAGGAAGGCTAAGGGCTTCTGGTACTCATCGATTAAACCGACGTACTGGTCATAAAGTTCAAATGCGGATTCATAACGACACATGTTTTATTCCCTTTCAAACAATCATCAAAATCACTGCACCATCGAGAAGGCGGTTTAGAGCCTCATAGAGTGCTTCACTTTCGTTTTGGTATAAGTTCTCACGAAACTTATTTGAATGCGCCTATCGTCCTCTAAACCTCTCCTAGGGGGTGTTAAAGCTTCGGGGTAAGATTCATTTTTCAGAATCTGCTTTTTCGGAATGCTGTTTGATTTTCCACCCCTCGAGGTATCCCTTCATAAAAGTCTCTTGGTTCTTTGCGTTATAGCTGTTGAAATAGTTGGCAAGCGCGTGGCGTGCTACACCTGTTTTTCCGAGATCGTATCCACGGCGGTAAGCGTTTTTTTGGTCTTCCGGCCATTCTGGTTTCATCGTCATTTCGTTTCATCCTCCTCAAAAAGGGAAGCCAGCTTCGTAGCTTGCGTGGGTTTCGATTGGGTACTTTTGGTGCAAGCTCCTGAGCATGTCGACCACCTCTGATGAGAGTTTTTCGATAGGGGCGCTGTGCTCGTTTTCGCCCTCATTGTCTTTGTTCTTTTTGGCTGGTGGTGGCGCAGCCTTAGCACTCAGAAAATTGGCAATAGCTACAAGGATCTTGTTGGCTGGGATTGCCTCATGAAAGCTTGGACCACATTCGGGGAGAAGTTTGTCCTCCACCACAATGGGGATGTAGCTTGGGTTTTCGTTTTTGCGCATACGTTCGGCAATATTCAGCTTGGTTGCATAAGCGTTGAATTCTGTGGCTAATGCGCGCTGGTCAATCAGCGTATGGACTCGCTCAAACAAATGGGCGATGTGAATCAGTGTTTTCATTTCTGGGAGGTTGATTTTCTCAGTCACCGCATCGCAGTGATTTTCTGGAACACCTCTGTGGTACAAGCAAAAAAGCCTCCCGTTGCTATTGACGCACGCACTAATTGGGCATCCGTGAACGGAGCATTTTCCCCATGGGTTTTCAAGCGGGCTCGTTGTGGTTTCGTTTTTTTCGTTCATTTGTGCTTCACTCCTCATTAAAAAATTTCTTCGTAAGTCGTTTGTTTGGTGGCTTGATTTTTTCTGAAATCGTTCCAGCTAAAAGCCACGCTCCAGAAATAAGCGCTGCTTCTACTCGCGATAGCACCCCCGAGCATTTCCTTGTACTGTTTCCCTTCCAGATTGGTGAGAAACACTGTGGGGTTTCCCAGTTTGGAGCGCATATCCAGAAGCCCCATAAGCAGGTTGTTTTCAAATTCACTGCCCGTAGAGCGACCGACTTCGTCCAAGACAAGTAGTGGGACTCTGGCTAGGTGGTGCTTTAGTGGCAAATGCGCTAATGACGCCCCCGACTTAAACAAGGAGAAAAAGTCACCAATGCTCCAAAAGAGGGGATGCCATCCTTGCTTTTTCACTTCTTGGACAATGGCGCTTGCTAGGTGCGTTTTCCCTGTGCCATAAAGTCCATGAAAGATCATTCCACGCTGGCTTTTCTCGTGGCCTTCAAGCATTCGATCGGTAAACCTCATGGCGAATCGCTGAGCCGTCTTGAGTGCTAGTGCTTGAGCCTTTGTCTTCTCAGTTGTGCCTTGATCGGAGAGCACGAAGTTCTCAAAGGTTTGCTTGTGGTCAACCAAGGAAAAAGGCAAATATTCGCCAAAGAATTCTCGAAATTGGCGGTATCGTGCTAATTCGTTTTGCATTAAGTCATCAAGGGCTCTTTGAGTTTTGCGCTTAGCGTCTTCGCACAAGTGGCAGTGGCTAGGCTCTTCATGCTCTTGCACATAATCGATAACATCGCCGTGAACTGGGCAATGAAAGACCTTCTCAACCATTTTTGGCAGTAGGTCACTGTTGCTTGGCTCGTTTTTAACCATGTTTTTAAGAGCTTCTAAATCCAGTTTTTTCAGTGCCATGACTATCCCCTCATGAATTCAAATCTTCATCCCAAGAGTCCACGTGGGAAATGTCGTCAAAAGGCGATGGACGTTTCCACGCTGGTCTAGAGTTCTGTTTGTTGTTAACCCATTCAGCCTTGAAGCCCGTCCAGCCCTGTTCGAGTTGGTAGACCATCGCCTGCTCTAGGGTCATTGGTACTTTGTCGGCTTCGCGTTTCAGGGCATTGACCATGTATTGCGTCGCCTTAACGCTTTTACGCTTCTTGTGCTTCAACCAATCCGTCCAAACCGTGTCGGCCACTCCTTCGGGCTTCTGGAGTTCGTCCGTTGACTCCTTTGGCTTAGCTGCCCTTTTTTGCTTTGGCTTGCTCTCGACTTTGGTTTCCGTGGGGATGGGCGCTAAGTCATCGAACAGCTCATCCTCGGGAAACGGGATTTCGTCTAAAAGCTCGTCATCAAAAGGGAGGTAATCCGAAGCGTCAGCGACGGACTCGTCTTTTGCTGGTTGTTGCTCGCGCGCGTATCTATTCCCTTCTATTCCCTGTTCCTTTCCTTTATATTCCTTGTTACATCCCGATTTTTGGAGGTCATGCACTCCGATTTTTGGAGTACGTTCTCCCGAAAATTGGAGGTCATGCACTCCGATTTTTGGAGTGCTTGGGTCGCTATTTTGTTCCTCATGTACTCCAATTTTTGGAGGTCTCGACTCCGATTTTTGGAGGTTATGAACTCCATTTTTTGGAGTACTTGCCCTGCCCTTTTTCTTCGTCGTCGCCGTCCATTCGTTCGGGTCAAAACCAATAAAGCGGTACTCGTTGTGCCAATAGTCCTTAACGCGTACCGACTTCTTCAAAACGGAAATAAACCCGTGTTCTTCGAGATATCGGATCGCATTGAGCACGGTGTCGGCCTTCTTGATTTCGAGCACGTCGCACAGGCTTTGCAGGGAAGGGCAACAAAGCCCTGTTTCTCCGTTGTGGCAATACGCAAGCTCACGGAGGACATACTTCGCTGTTGAATTGCCCACTTGTTGTGCTCGTGCCCATGTTTGTGCTGAATAACTCACGTCACCCTCTTTAATCTGTTATTAGTCGCGCCGTATCTCGTTGGGTCAACCTATGACCGATGCTGGCATTCCTTCGCGCCGAGACTCGACCTTTTTCTTAAACGTGAGAACGTCTTTAGCGAAGCCATTCACTTGCTCTGGCGTTAGCCCAGTAATCTGGCAAAAGCGCACAACATAATTCGGCGACACCCTGTTATTTCTGACCCAGACTTTGATGGTCTGACGAGAAACCCCCAAAAAATCCGCCACTTGCTGTTGAGTACCCACTTTACTAATGGCTTTTTTAACTGAAACGGTAGCCACAAAGAACCTCCATAAGTCGTTTAGTACCAATATATTACCACAAAAAGACAAAACAGGTAACTATATAGTACCCTACTGTTTGGTAATATGATATTTCCTTTAAGGAGACAATATGACACTAGGTGAACGGCTAACGAGCCTAAGAAAAGAACGAGGACTCTCAGTACGAGATGTTGCAAGAAAGATCAATGTATCCCACGTGAGCGTGGTTAAATGGGTTAACGGAGATATGAATCCGAGCGAGGAAAACATTGAGTCACTGGCGGAACTGTTTGGTGTTACTCCCGCTTTTTTGCGCTATGGAGACCTTTCTTTTGACCGCCCCCAAACCTTAGAACCAAACGAAAATGAAATCTCTATTCCTGTGTTGGATGTGAGAGGCTCTTGTGGCTATGGTGGCAACGAAGAAGATGCGTTCCAGCTTGTTAAAATGTTGCGCGTGGAAAATGATTGGCTGACAGCTAAGATCAAATCCCCATTTTGCAGAAATTATCTCCATATCATCACAGCCCACGGAGATAGTATGCGCCCCACCTTAGAGTCTGGTGACTTCATCATCATCGATACCTCCCAGCGCAATATACGCTATGACGGGATTTACGTTGTCGCTTACTCTGGAGGGGTATTCATCAAACGAACTCAGCTACTACCTGGCGGAAAAGTCAGACTACTTTCTGATAATTCCGAGAAGTATCCACCGATTATCATTGACGATATAGAGTCCGTGACAGTCATAGGGCGTGCGGTACTAAGTTTCAATGCTCGTGACCTGTAGTTCGCTGTATTTCATCTTCTCCTCTTGAAAGTCTCGCCAATGTGCGGGACTTTTTTATTACCTTCTGTCCCCAACCTTCAAGTTCTTCTTATTTGATATAGGTCAAACAAAATGCAATTCGCGGTAACTTTATATAACCACATTGGCGCTTATTTAGGTATTATTTACTTACCTAAGTTGGTATTGATAATTTACCACATAGTGACCGCGAAGACCCACATACGGCAATGTGGCGAGTGCGAGTGAGGCTCTACGACCTGAGGGAGCTAATCCTAGAAAGTCTTTATAAGACCGTGCTAAGGGTTGAATGGGTGCGATAACGGCACAAAAAGCCATTCAGTAGTCTGATGTCTAGGGTGAAAGGGTCAACCGAAGCCCTGAGCATTTAGCTGAGGGCTTCCATGGATTCTTTCAATTGTGATCATCTCGTAATCATTCTCGATGTGGTCTCATCGAAGTGGTTCACCTTGGGATGTTGCTTCAGTTTGGGGCTGACTATTGGCGGTGCCTGCGATACTTAGAAAGCCATCGTTACCCAGTGCTAAAATAATTATTAATGCTTCATTTTTTCATAGGGATACGCTTATGAGCGACGTAATTGCCACAGTTTGGGATTTTGATAAAACTCTAATTACTGGGTACATGCAAGAGCCCATTTTCCGTCACTTCAAGGTGGATGGAGACGAATTTTGGCGACAAACGAATGCAGAAATCTCTCAATACAAGCAGAGCGGACTCGATATTAATGAAGACACCTACTACTTAAACAGGTTCATCAAACTTGCCCAACCAGGACAACCATTTGACGGTCTTAATAACACGTTGCTAACAGAACTTGGAGGCAAGTTAACGTTCTACGACGGGGCAATAGACCTCTTTAAACAAATACACGACATGAACAATGATGTTCAATATCGAGAGTATGGAATTGTCTTCGAAAACTACATCGTTAGTACTGGGTTCAAGAAGATGATTGAGGGATCTCAAATCGCTCGGTATGTCAAGAAAATATGGGGGGCTGAACTTATTGACCAAACAGACCTAAACGACCCGTCTATCAAACGACTCTCGGAAATCGCTTACAGTTTGGACAATACAACGAAGACCCGTGCACTCTTTGAAATCAACAAAGGAGTTGGCATCGTTGAAGGATCAACTATCGATGTAAACTCAAAAATTCCAATGGAAAATAGACGGGTGCAATTCTGCAACATGGTATATGTAGCAGACGGTCCCAGTGACGTCCCTACCTTCTCCGTTTTGAATCAGAAAGGAGGTGCAACGATGGCTGTCTATCCTAAAGGAGACACAAAAGCCTTTGCTAGTGCAGACAAACTAAATAGAGAGGATCGAGTCCAGATGCTCGCTGAGGCTAACTACACTGTTGGCTCTAGTGCTTATATGTGGATCATGCAACGACTCAAAGAACAGGCAAATCAGATCATTGCCAACAAGAAAGAATCATATCGAGTAGCCCCAGGTACACCGAAACACATGTTGAACTCGCCCACCCTATGAAATTGGTAATGATAGCTGTCGACTTCCAAAGTATTCTGTGATAGATTCGGAAGTGGCACAGTCTGACACTGTATGTCGGACTCGTTTAAAGTCCTTCCTTGACTTGGAAGGCCTCTACGGATCTGAGATTGAAATCACCCGTAGCGACAATCTATAGCCCTGAGCGTCTAACGACCTCGGGGCTTTGCTTTACATGCTCTTTACAAAGGAGCTGAATTATGGGTATACTAGCAGTGCCGTATGAAAAAGATACGGTCGGGATTGGCGTCCTGAAGACAGTGGTGGTGTAGATCCACTTCCTAGAAGTGGTTTTTTTATACCAAAGATATGGGGTGGGTGTTTCGCCCCCCTCATACATAGGTGAACAAGATTCCAAAATTGCGAGCCTATGAGGCACTCTTGCGAGTGGTCGATACCTACTGTCTCGATACGCCAACCTCATAGGCCTCGCATTCTCATTGGCGTAAGACTGCGAGTGTTGAGACACTTTCACAGTAGGAATAAGTTATGACTAGCTTATTAAAGTTCACCTTCGGCGATCACCAAATTCGCACGAACAACGATCCTGAAACTCCCCTTTTTGTCGCAATTGATGTCGTCAGGGCTCTGGGGTATAAAGATGCCAAAGACGCGCTAGCACGTCACGTTTCCCCTGAAGACCTTTCAAAGATGCGAATTCTTGATGCCAAAGGAAGAAATCAACTCGTCAATGTCATCAATGAATCTGGTCTCTACTGCCTCATCTTCGGCTCTAAGCTCGAAAAGGCGAAAGAGTTCAAACGCTGGGTAACCTCTGAAGTACTCCCATCGATCCGTAAGACAGGAAGCTACACAATGCCTTCTGACACCATCGACGTCACGCAGCAGTACTTAGTACGTACCGCCGTCAGTCGACTAGCTAAGAACAGTTCTTTAGCTTATCAGCGTGTCTACCACGAGCTATACGAGCGGTTTAAAGTACCGCGCTACCAAGAACTCAAGAAGGCTGAGTTCGTCACCGTGATGAAGTTCTTACAGGCGACTGACTTGTTAGAGGGAATGGACGAACCAGTAACGCCACCGCCTCAAGATGGTGGGGCGGTTTTGAGCAAAGACGAAATGAAGCTTATCCAAACCGCGGTTTATTTGAGAAGCTATCTCTTTAAGCCAATTGAGGACGCGTTCTATCACTTCTTAGTGTCTGCAAAGTCGCCACTAGCACCAAGAGCATGGGAGTGCTTCAATGACCTCAATCTCCAGTTGCTAGAGCCTGTTTTGGACAAGCACGGCTACTCTGTAAAAGAGTTGCCTCAATACAAACACCTAGTACTTAACCGTTAATTTTCATAAAGCCCTGCCTAGTGCGGGGCTTTTCTTTTTGGAGGATCGAAAATGATTGATTTCCTCTACACCCTATTTGCTGGAAGACACCTTCCAGACGAAACAAAGCGCGAGCAACTGACCTTCCTTGTCGGTATCGCGCTTTTCTTTTTGCTAGTCCTAACGCTCTGCTACCTCAAAGCTAATTACGGCGTTGAACTAGCTCACTGGATCGAAGCACATTACCCCTACCACCTTCATTAAAAAGGTCGCAAAAATGAAATTTTTCTCATCTACTCGAATTAACGCGAACGATGACCGCGTCAAGTGGTTATCGATCCGTAAGCACGGTTTAGGCGGTTCTGACATTGCCGCCGTCCTCGGACTTAGCAAGTTTAAGTCGCCCGTTGATGTATGGGCGGATAAGACTACCGATGACGTGCCGACCGATGATGTTCCAAGTGAGGCTGCTTACTGGGGGATCGTCCAAGAGGATATCGTGGCTAAAGAGTTCCAACGCCGTACGGGCTTAAAAGTACAACGCGTGAATTACCTTCTGCGCAGTGGCGATGACGGTTGGCAAATCGCCAATATCGACCGCGCAATCATTAACCCTGAGATCTCTGGCACGGTTCGCGTTGTGGGCGAAGGTCAAGCTAACGCCCTAGGTCGTTGCCTAACGACTAACTGGGGTCTCGAATGCAAAACCGCGAACGCTTACTACGCGGATCAATGGGGGGCTTCTCAGTTGGGCGAAATCAAGGCAGGTAAGATCACGAGCGAACACAAGATCCCGATCTATTACGAAACCCAAGTGCAGTGGTACATGGCTGTAACGGGGCTTGAGGCTTTCGCGGTCGCGGTATTGATCGGCGGTAACGACTTCCGTGTGTACTGGGTCGAGCGCGATGACGAGCTTATTGAAGGGCTTACCGCAAGGTGCCGCGCCTTCTGGGTCGACCACGTGTTGGCTAAGGTGCCGCCCGAAGTAACGGTCGCCGAAGATGTTAAGAAGCTATTCCCAAACGATAACGGCGATATGCGAGAGGCTACGAACGATGAGTCCGCGTACATCAATCAGATTGCGGTACTCAATCAGCAGATCAAAGAGTTAGAGGGCAAGAAGGGCGAATATCAAGATTTGCTCATTACATCGATCAAGGACGCCCAAGGCTTAACGGTTAACGGCGAAAAGGTTTGTACGTACAAGACGCAAGAAAGCACACGCTTCTCTTCAACGGACTTTAAGAAAGCCCACCCAGATATGTACAAGCAGTTCGCCAAAACCTCAACAACGCGCGTTTTGCGCATTTCCTAATTACCTAAAATAAAGGAGTTTCTACTATGGCTAATACAAGTCAAGACCTAAAGAACGCCCTCGCAGTTGGTGGCGGTTCTCTCGGTGGCGCAGTTACCCACGTTAGCGAAAAGAAGACGCTCGAAGATCTTCTTAAGGGGTCGCAATTTCAAGCTCAAATGGCGATGGCTATGCCGAAGACGCTCACGCCCGACCGCTTAACCCGAGTTGTTCTTAGTGAGTGCATTAAGAACCCCGAGCTTTATAAGTGTTCAAAGCCGAGTTTCTTCGGTGCAGTACTTAACGCTGCCTCGTTGGGATTAGAGCCTGGAGGGGCGTTGGGGCATTGCCACCTTGTACCGTACAAAAGCAAGGGGCAAACGCTTTGCCAATTAATCATCGGATACCGTGGCATGATCGCCTTAGCTAGACGTTCGGGCGAAATCATCAGCCTTCAAGCTTACGCCGTCCATCAGAAAGATCACTTCGACTGGGGCTTGGGCTTAAACCCGTACATCGAGCATAAGCCGACCAAAGAAACCGATACGGGGCCGCTCGTTTACGTTTACGCCGTGGCTAAGTTAAAGGGTGGCGGTGTGCAGTTCGAAGTGTTATCCGCAACCGAAATTAACCGAATTCGCCTTCAGTCGAAAGGTGGGGATTCTAAATTCAGTCCTTGGGTTACGCACTTCGAAGAAATGGCGAAGAAAAGCGCAGTACGCCGATTATTTAAGTACCTGCCTGTGAGCATTGAAGTAGCTCGTGCCATCGAGTCCGAAGAGAAGACCGAGCGCGACGAGCCTACAACCCCTCACGATGTGGCTACGGCGGTTTTCG